GTGTACCACATATCTAGCTAGATATGTGGTACACCTGCCACATTGATGGGGGTGCAGTTACCTGGATTGATTTGGTTGTGGTTCAGTTAAATACGGTTGCTCAATTATTGATAGGCGAGTACACTTATTTTTGTTGGTGGTTCACTTATGGAGGCTTTATGGCTGATTTCGATATGACCAAAAAAGAGATTGCGGACTATTGCCGTGATATCTACCTGGACGAGAGCTTGACCAAGAAGCAGGTGACAGATCGCCTGCGGACATTCATTAACCGTCACCTGCAGCGGATCGGGGTGGCAAAGCAGACCAGCAAGGCCGGTGGGCTCGTTGAAGATGACTACACCCTGCGCGGGCCTGACAGCATCCATAGCGTGTCCAACAACCTGCGCCAGTGGATAGACGCCATCAGTGCACTGGAGATGAAGCATCACCTGGTCAGCAAGCACATCGAGAAGGCAGCCAAGGACTTGGCAGAGTTCATCCCTGATCTTGCCAGCCGCCTTAACCCAGAGCTGCCTATCCAGGAGCTGCGCAACCGCCTCACCGTACTGCGCAAGAACGAGAAGCGCAGTGTGGTGAAGAAGATACTGGGAAGCATCCGCATCGAGCATCACGCCTACTATCTGCTGCAGCCTGCTTATGAGTGGTCGCGCAAGGTGGCCACTGCCAATGACGGCGCCAGCCTGGCCAAGAAGGTATCGGCGCAGATCAAGGTCAACCCGGAGTTCGCGGTCGCTGAGGCAGCCAGGCTGGTGAAAGAGGGGATCGAGAAGCAGTCTCAGGAGATCAAATACTCTCTGGCTCTGGGGCTGGCCATCGCCACTGGCCGGCGCCGAAGCGAGATATTCAAGACGGGCAAGTTCTGGGCGACCGAGACTACACCTGAGGGGCACGTCATGTTCAGCGGCCAGCTGAAGACCCATGACCGGCAGCTTTTTGATGACGTCAAGCCGTACCCGATCCCGACCCTGATCTCGCCTGAGCTGGTCATTGAGGGGATGAAGGTGCTGAGGAAGCTGCAGCGCGCCGATTTGATGCGGTACCAGGACGTTACCGGCGCGGTGCTGGATGGGGTATCCCCGCTCGATGAAGGCAAGGATGACCTCTACCATAACCGGGCGGTCTCCTATTACTACAACCATGGCGCCCAGCTGATCATTCGCAAGACCTTTGACAACCCAGAGCTCGAGTGGCGCCACAGCCGTGACATGTACTCGGCCATCGGGTACCAGCAGTTCAAGCGCCCTGGTGAAGCCGAGTCCGTTTACCGGACAAGGGTATATGGTCATGCGACAGCAGGCGGCAGCGGTGACAGCCAGAAGCACTATGAGAAGTTCGAACTCGATTCGGCTGTTGAAAAGGCCGAGTTTGTGTCGGGCAACGGCCCCAAGCGGACGGGGGCAAACAAGCAGCTGGTGGCCGCGCTGGTGCAGAAAGACGGGCAGATCGAGCAGTACCTGCGCTCGCCCAACATGAAATTTATCCACGCATGGATGAAAGAGCAGCTGGATCTTGGTCTGTCACCTACCAGTGTGAGTGCCTCTTACATTCGCCGGTACTGCCTCATCGATGGGAAGGTGTTGAACCTCAGGACCTGCAAGGTGTACCTGGAGGAGCAGGTGGACTGGCCCAAGCTGGTGGCCGAGATCCCGGCAGAGCAGCTGCCTGATCTGGAGCTGGATGATGAAGATGAAGTCGACGCCGAGGTCGAGAACGATGACGACCAAGACGAGGCCGAGGAGCCGGTGGCCAGGGATGAAAAACCCAAGCTGGTGGCCACGATGGATGGCGACAGCTGGCACGTTATCATCACCGTAGACGGAGCGGTTGCGCATGACAGTAAGCAGGCCGGTTCCAAACTGGAGGCGATGCGGGCTGCTTGGGATGCGTGGGAGGATAGCAAGGTGCCACCCAAGCCACGGATCAGCAAAGAGGCCGGGGGCTGGCGGGTCAGGCTTGAGAAGGGCGGTGCTGTGCTCTATGAGTCATGGCAAAAGGGCACCCAGCGGCAAGCGGTAGAGGCCACGATGCAGGAATGGCAGCAGTCGATAACACGGAAGTGATGACAAAACAGAGGGTGGGGCCAGTGGCCCCACCCTTTTTTTGTTACCATGACAGGGTTTCAAATGGAGGGTGATCGATGAAGAAGATAGCAGCGGTGCTGGTGGTTATGGTGTTGGCCGGTTGTTCAGGTGAGCCGGATTCCCCATCGTGGGTGAAGGGGGCGCAGATGGACATCGAGCAGGATATTCGCTGGGACACTGACGGAACGGCTGACTGCAAGCGGCTGGTGTTCAGCGACCGCTGGTTCGTCATGTGCCGGAGCAGCGGGAAGTTCGGCGGGCTTGCCTATGCTGTGACAGAGGCGGCCAACCCGCGTGGATTCATCGCACAACCAGCAACAGGAAAGGCGGCACAGGCGGCCGCCTCGTTCAGGGCATCGCCAGTGGCTGGCGATATGGTCAGGGTCGATGTGGATGCATTGAGAGGGGCCTTTGAGGCCGCCTATCGTTAAGCCATGACCCCAAGGGGCTGCTCTGCGGCCCCGCTCAAACACTCTGCCAACGAGTCCTGGCTGATGTCTGACTGAAGAAGCTCAAAGAGAACAGATGCCGAGAGGCGGTCAGCTCCACACTCCACACCAGATTTTGCCGCCTCTTTGATATGTCTCAAGAGCGGAATCGCACTCCCTTCTGCCAGCGCCGATATCACCTCTTGCTTGTTTAGCCATGGGGCAACATGGATCAGCGTCATTTGGTCTCGGCGGCTTAGTTTGGTCGCCCGGCCGTCTCTCATGGCTGCTTGAAGATATGCAGCGACTCTCCCCACCGACCCTTCAGGAATGGAGTCTGCAAAATACAGAACTTCTGTACTTTCCGCCGCAGATCCCTTGCAAGTCGGCACTTCCTCAGATGTCTTCAACGTCAAGTGTGGCGCGGCTTCAACGCGAATATTGGGTGTCACACCTTGAGCCAGTTGATCACTATTAACCAGCTGCGCAGGGTGTGACACTTTGCCATCGTTCATCGTCTTGGCCTGGATACCGCTGACACGCAAACTGGTGAGGATGCGAATAGAGGAGAGGCTGTCTCCGTCGATGCCATAAACGTGCACACGCTGGCCGTTCACGCGCCTCTGGCCGTGGCTGACCACATCTATGGCCAAACCCCGCAGGAAGCCGTGCAGCCACTGCAGGGGCTCTTCAATCGCTGTATCCGTGAGGCTAACATCGCTGTACTTGTAGAGCGCCTCACGGTTCCGGATCATCCACCCGCGCAGGTCTTTGGTGATCTGCATGGCGTTCCAGGTTCTTCCGTCATAGTTGAGCTGCTCGTCGATGCCGACGGCGGCCAGGATGCACTGCAGGTGATGGCGGCGCTTGGCGTAGTGATGCAGGTGGGCGCGGGATTGGGCAAACTTGCGGTCTTTGAGGTCGAGGGCCTTGACCAGTTCGGCGGGCATGGCCGCTATGGCCAGCTTTTTGATCCGGCTAACGAGGCGTTCTTGCTGCTGGCCAAAGGCGAGGGCATTGATGATGAGCTCGCGGCGGCCGGCTGGCCATACGTTGATCACATCATCGCCGAACTCTGTTTCAGTCGCAGTCACCGATTGGAATGTTGCCGCCGCATCCCATACCAGCTGGTCAACGTGCTCTGGTTGCATGGCGTCGAGGTTGAGGGACTGGTAGGTCTTCGACTTGATGATGGCTGCTTGGGTCTGGTCTTCCTCGCCGTGCATGGCCTTGCGAATCTGGTCTTCATCGAGCAGGTTGGCATCGATCATCGAGAGCATATCGAGACGGCGCAGGCGATCACTCGCTTCCTCGGCATCCTGTTTGCCGAAGGTGACCATCATCTTGTTCTTCATGACGTGGACAATGCTATAGCCCTCGGCTTCCGCCTGGGCGAGGAACCGTTCCTTGAAGGCGTTCTTGGACTTGTTGACCGCAGCTTTGACGTGGCAATAGACCCACTCGAACAGGTTGCTGGAGAACGCCAATTTCCCGTCTTCCAGTTTGAGAAATTTGGCAGTTTCAGCATCTGGCTCTTCCAGATTGAGGCGCAGGATTTGATCCGGGTCGGTTGGCTCGGCCCGCTCGGTCGGATCAACGTAGACATGGTAATCGGTGATGCCACGAGCGCGGGCTAGTTGTTGGTGTGCCTGTTCGGACGTTCCTGTATTTGATCCGAATCGGCCCCAGGTAGCCTGGAATGGGTGACCTTTGTTGATGGAGATCCCGGTGCCCCAACTGGGGGATGCGAGCAGGGCGCTCCACTCGCCGACCTGTTTGTCGATCTCACGAACGATTTCACCTGTCTGGTCGTCTGTGGAGTTGTCAGAGCAGACGGAGAACCACTTGCCGTTCCAGTGACCACGGCGCTTAGCGATCTGCAGCTTCTCATCGAAGTTGATGATCTGGTTCTTGGAGTTCGCGCAGTAGTAGTGGCGCTCGCCGGTCATCAGTCTGTCCTTGAGCTGGGCCAGCATGTGATGAGGCGACTCATAGACGAACAGGGTAGATCCCTGACGGGGCTTGTACTCGTTGATGTGATAGGTGCCAGATTGCAGGCCGATGTAGTTGCAAAACCCGACGGTGAGGTCGGATAGGTCGGCATCCATCATTACTTGAGTTGATGCACGGCATAGCAGGTGGGCAAACATCTCGATGTTTAACACCTGACGCCCGCTCTTGAGCATGGTTTCTGACAGGAAGTGCTGCAGCGTTTGATCTGCCTCATCAACAATAACCGCGTCCCACTCGCTGCCTTGCAGGCGCCATAGTGAGTCAGGGGTGATCACAAGACGCATGGCCTGACGCAATAGCACGTTGCGATCTGCGTCGGAGCCTCGTTCATCCAGGATCAGGTTCTCGTAGTATTGGGCATCAAATGCTTTGGGGTCCGCTAGTGCTTGCAGCAGGTTGCGGCGATAGCTGATCACCAGGGTCTTTAAGTGGCGATTGTTGCGACTCCAAATGGAGGTAGAGAAGGTCTTCCCAGTCTCTTTCCCTGACTTGATGAGGTTGAGGCCAGGCTGGATCTTGATGTCCAACTTGGGCTGGTTTACGACGTTATAGACCAGGCCGCGGATGTTGAGCAGCTGGCGCTGCACTTCCTCGGCCCCGTCATTGATGTATACATCAGACCAGTCGGCCCCGGCTTTCTCTGGCAGTGACCAGAAGCCACCGGCCTTCTCGACTTGGGCAATACCAGCCTTGTCGTTATCCGGTGAGACCACCACGATCAGATCGGGGTAGAGCTCCTGCAGACGGCGCTTGATGTTGGGGATGTTGGATTCACCCACCACCACCACCATGGTTTCACCGGTCGAGATATGGCCGGAGAAGCCATCCGCCAAACCGCCGCAGATGAAGACCCGCTTGACTTGGTTCAGTGGCTGGCCAATAACGCCGAAGCCACGGTCATTTCTGCCGTGGCTTGAGAGGAACTTTCCGCGTCCCTGTTCGTTCTTGCGTTCGTAGATCTTCTCGTAGCCGCACCACTGCGCCTGCGGGTTAACCCTGGGGTCATCATCCCACAGCGGCCAGGCAAACATTCTGCCGAGGAAACCACCCTTGCGCTGGAACCGGATATCGAGGAATTCAACGATGCCCGCCATGTGTTTTTTCAGCATGTATTCGGTGGCAGGCAGGTCGTTTGGCATGGCAAAGAAGTCTGCGCGATGCTGCTCAAGGCCTCGGTCGGCTTCTTCTTTGGCTACCGCTTGTTCCCGTGCGCGGCGCGCCGCTCGCTCAGCCAGCTCCTTTCCGCGTCTGGCGAGTTCTTCCGGTGAGAGTGTGGTATCACGATCTGGAACCCAGCCTCCCTTCTTGGCTTCAAAAGCCAATGAGTTTAGTTGTGGGCGGTTTGGGTTGTTATTGCGGATCCATCCTTTCCAGTATTCTCTGGTGGATTTCTCAGTGTACGTTTGGCCAGGAGCCGACCAAGAATCAAAGATATCGAAGGCTTCATCGCCGAACTCACCGGCAAGAGCACATCCGATTTTTTGCCATACCTTATGCGGTAGGTTCGGGTTGCAGAAAGATAGCGCTTTCTCTGCATCTTGCAGAGTGGTGATTTTCTTCTTAGACATGGTAGTCCCGTAAAACCCACCAAGTGGGGCCACTGGCCCCACTTGCACTGGGATCTGTTACTGACTACAATGTCCTCGAATTGTTGTGAGTGGACATTGTAGCCATTCCGATTAAAGGACCGGTCGCCACAACCGGTCTTTTTCTTTTCAAGAAGCCAGCCGCCACGCTGGCTTTTTTCTTTTGTATCTGTTGGCTAAATGAGCTGTTCGCCACTGAACAGGTCAACGCCTCGGATCCTACCCAGATCCTATATAAAAATCAATTTTCGTATAAACTTAAATACAGTATAAATTATGCGGAGTGAATGATTTTTGAGCCAGTCACCTTCCCGACAACCTGGTGCATGAACTGCACGTCCTCTTGCTTTCTGAGTTGCCTGCTGTAGCTGGTGTTCATGCTGTCCAATACTACTTCTCCGTTGCGGATCCCCGCGAACACTTTCAGCATGACCTCATCATCGGCCATCCGGACAACGACCACCTCTCCCGTCATGGGTTCTGACTGCGGGTCTACTATCACAGCCTCACCCTCTCTGTAGTAGGGGTCCATCGAACTGCCAACGACCATCAGGCCATAGGTATTGCCACGTGACGGGAAGTCTATGTAGATGTCGCTGACGCCATCAGGGTATCCCATGTCGAACCACACGCAATCTGGGCCAGCCTGAGTATTACCTACAACTGGGATCTTTCTCCCAGAACTCGGCTTGTTCCCTCCACCGATCAGCCACCGAGCGTCGTAACCATACGGCTCAACGAGCTGGCCAATATGATGAGCTACTTTGGCGCCGATGTCCGAGTAAGCATCGTTCTCCACTTTGCCAATCCAAGCCGGGCTCATGCCGAGTTGATCAGCCAGTTGCGCCTTGTTCAGTTTGAGTACCTTTTCCCGTAGGAAAGTGAGTCGCTGGCCAAGAGAGTCGGTTCGCATAGAGCATCCAATTATTGATTTTAGTTTATTCGAAAATAAACTTGAGTTAACATTACTCCACCCTGTTAAGTGGAGTCAGATGATGACCAAGTCAGACGTTTTTGATTTTTATGCGGGTGGCCATACCCGCGGTGCAACCAAGGTAGTTGCCGACGCACTCGGCAAGACCCCTGTTGCTGTGTATCGGTGGACAGAACAGCTACCAGACTCCGTCCAGTTCGAGATCGAGGTGAAGAGCGCCTATCAACTTATATCCGAGTTTACAAAAGAGCGGCTGAAGGGGGAACAATAAATGAATAATTGTCCTCAATCGGACACAAAGTCTGAACTCAAGTTTATCCTCAATACCTCTATCGAGTGGATTAAACGATCGAGGATGTCGGATGTGGAGTTCGCCAACGAATGCCTGGTGCCGTCGCTGGAGGCTGCTGGCCTTATCGATGACGACCCTACCACTGCCGATGAGTTGTTCCGGGTTCGCAACAAGTACGCCAAGCGTGTAGCGCGGATCCTCAGTGGTGACTCTCCCCTGCCGTTTGGCTGGCGGGAGGCATGGCTGGCCGCCCTGCCTGGTGATGTTGCCGCCGGTATCATGCGCAGCACTGCCAGGATGCATGGCTATATGCTGGTTCAGGTACCGACCACGACTGGCACTGGTAGTGTGGAAGCCACTATCGATGTGCTTGCCGGTGCCTTTGCCGATGTGATGAGTCATGCCCACCCTGCCTTTGATGGCACCTATGGTACTGAAGACGAGCTCAATCAACTGTTGAGGCTGGAGCAGGAGCTGGTTGACCTGAAAGAGGCTACCGCTGCTGAAATAGCCCGGGTTCGCGCTGGCCTGCAGCTGCATAAGGGGGCCGCGTGAAGAGACCCCGTAGAGGCGAGGCCCATCGTCTGAGCTGGGTCGCCGAACTGGTCAGGGCCAGCTACGAGTGCAATGCCTTCACTCGCGGCCAGCTTGATCCTGATTTCACCGGACCAGCATTGATAACCGATCGCCGGAATCGGCCAGAGCGCGACAACGGCAGCGAGTTGTGGGCTTTGTCGCCGCAGCACATCACAGAGACCAGACCTCGCGGCCGTTCGTCATGCCCTCTTCCCCATCATGCTTATGAGCTGACGAAGGTGAAGCGGACGGTTGAGAGTACGCCGGACTGGATGCGAGAGGTACTGAAGGGACTGGTGGCTGGGCGCGGTGAGGAGTTCGATGCCGCGCTGTCTGAGCTCGAGTCCCGCTTCCTCAGCCGGTGTCGCCCTTCTCTGGCGATCCGCCATGAGTTGAAGCAGTTGCACCCTGTCGTGCTGGCCAACGTGCATTACGCCCTGGTAGAGCAGCCTCGAATCACCTTGCCGGATGCCGCAGTAAAGAGCGGTGTGAGCGCCTATTATGAGCGCCGATATGAAGACCAGTGGCGCAAGAAGATAGACAAGTCGGTTGGTCCGCATTGGTCTGCCCTGCATGAAGTCGGTGATGGCATGGTAGAGGAGGCGCTGCGATATGTGCTCAACCGCATCCCTTCCTGAGTCAACGCACTTCTGCCTGTGTCACACGGTATGGCCAGATGCAGTCCCTGCGCCCAGGTTACCGCAGTTGCGCCAACTAAAAGGTCGCTGGTTCTGCGTCTGCCCTAACTGTAACTTCTACATCGGCGGTCATGACGGGTTTGAAAACTCGCGGGCAGCGGTGGCCATGTGGCAGAGCTGCTGCCGCCCAGGTGACCAGCATATCCAGACACTCTGGATCCGTGACTATGCGGCCCAGGGCGTGAAGACTGAGGCGGCCGCATGAGCCCTATCCTGCTGGCCGACCGTTGGATAGGTAAGAAGGGGTCGCTGGTCCATCTCGTCAGCACCAATCACTCCGGCGTGTATCGCCAGAACCAGGATGAGTTGGTATGGGCTGGCCTGCTGCCTCTGGTAAGTCTTGATGGAGTGATAGGTGAGTTAGCCCCGATTCGCCGTTCCCATGTGTTGCAGGTGATTGCTATGACGTCACCAAACCCGATGCCGACCGCTTGTGCCGGCCATGACTATAAAAAGGAGAGACGATGTTCTCGCAAATCAAAACGATAAGCCTGTATCGGCTCACCCGCCAGATTGACCTGGTGAGCGAGGGGGCGGCCAGCCAGTTCCTGACCACCGAGTTTTTCCCGCGCATGTCGAGTTCAGCCTCCTCTATCGGTTGGGCACCAGTCATGGCCAAGCTCACTGATGGCTATTTTAAAGACCGAGGTACCATGCTCGAGATCGCCAAGGCTGACCCTGAAAACGCAGCCACCCTTCCTCAGCCTGTGTTTGTTCACCAGTGTGACGGGCATATCCTGCTGCGGTTGGTACGGGATCAGGCGGTGGTGCCCCCTGCGCAGCTGCAGCAGCTGTTGGCCAGCAAGGTTGAGGCTATCGAGCATCAGCAAGGCCGCGCACTCAAAAAGAAAGAGAAGGAGGCGATCAAGGAAGACATTCTTGCAACCTTGCTGCCTCATGCCTACACCAAGCGCACTAGCACCCACCTGTGGTATCAGCCGTCCAGCGGTTTGATGGTGGTGTTTGCCAAGGGAAAAGCGGCAGACGATGCCCTGGCCCTGCTGCGCAAGACCATTGGCTCTCTGCCCGTCCTGCCGATTGCGGTAAAGAACCCACCAGAAGTCACCATGACCACCTGGCTGCAGGAGGGCACTATCCCGGCTGGATTCGTGCTGGAAGATCAGGCCGAGCTGCGCAGCGCCATGCAGCACGGCGGGATCGCCCGGTTCAAGCAACAGGACTTGATGACTGATGAGGTGAAAAACCATCTGACCAAAAACGACAAGCTGGTGACCAAGTTGGCCCTTAACTGGGGTGAGACCGTCAGCTTCGTGCTGTCTGATGACTTGTCTATTACCGGCGTGAAGTGGAGCGACGAACTGATGGAGAAGAACGACGACATCAACGACGAAGACCCGCTGGCCAAGATGGATGCTGATATTGCGCTGCTGGCCGGTGAGATGTCCCGCTTCGTTCCCGCGCTGATCGATGCCCTTGGCGGTGAAGAGTCGGCCCCCATGTAAAGGTGGGGCCAGTGGCCCCACCCTGATAAAGTAAACTATAGTAAATACTTAAATAAACTACAGTTGACAGATTGGGGATGGCTGCGATAAATTATCCAAGCTGGAGAAATCTGTGTGTTCAGTAGCGAATGCCTAAGAGACCCTCATAAAACAAAACCGCCTTCGTGGGCGGTTTTTTATTGCCTGTAGAACGTGGCGGCCACCCCCTGCTGTAACAGGAAGTGACCATCCAGCCACGCGCACTCGGTCACGGGCCGGACTAAAGCCACGGCGCTTTGCAAAGCGGCCGGAGCTTATCACATAAGCCGATCCCGATGAACCTGAACGATATTCGCTGTGGGAACTGTTCCCGCAAGTTGGCCCGCCTTTGCGGCGCCGCTGAGATTAAGTGCCCGCGCTGCAAGGTAACAAACTACGCGAGCACCTCCGAGTGCCAACTCGGAGAAATAGTGAATGGAAAAACTGTTGATGGACGGGCAAGCCCGCCTGATCAATGCAGACAGCCTGGTCTATATCAAGACCCTGCCTGATGCCTCTATCGACCTCATTGCAACCGACCCTCCCTACTTTGGGGTGAAGGCGCTCGACTGGGACAACCAGTGGAAGTCCGAACAGGAGTTCCTCGCCTGGCTGGAGCAGTTCGTGGTGGAGTTTCGCCGGGTGCTCAAGCCGAACGGCTCGATGTACCTGTTCTGCTCGAGCCGCCTTTCCTCGGCCGTTGAGTTGATGATCCAGCGCCATCTGCGGGTCTTGTCCCATATCGTTTGGGCTAAGCCGTCCGGGCCATGGAACAAGGCTCGCAAGGAGGACTTACGCAGCTTCTTCCCTGCCACCGAGCGGGTGATCTTTGCCGAGCAGTACGGGGCAGACGGTAGCGCCAAGGCCGGTAGTGGTTATGCCGCCGCCTGCAGCGACCTGCGCCGCCAGGTGTTCAGCCCGTTGATCGAGTATTTCCGGCATGCCAGAGAGGCATCCGGCGTGACGGCCGCCGAGATCAACGCGGCAACCGGCACCAAGATGTCCGGTCACTGGTTCGGTTATTCGCAGTGGCAGTTGCCTAGCCAGCAGCAGTACGAGCAGCTGCAGGCGCTGTTTGCGTCGAAGGCCCCCTCTCTCAGCCAGGACTATGCCGAGCTGACCGAAACCTATCAGGGGCTGAGTTCCACATATACCCGCCTGGTTGCCAGCTATGACCAGCTGAAGGAGGAGTTTGAGCGCTTGCGGCGCCCCTTCTTTGTGACCAAGCACGTTCCTTTTACCGATGTCTGGATGTACCCCTCGGTACCGGCCAGACCGGGCAAGCACCCCTGCGAGAAACCGGCTGCGATGATGCGCGACATCATCATGGCCAGCTCTCGCCCCGGTGCGGTTGTCGCCGACTTCTTCATGGGGTCTGGCCAGACCGGCAAGCAGGCTGTGCTGTGCGGCCGTTCTTTTATCGGGGTCGAGCTTGAGACCCCACGTTATGAACAAACGTGTCGGGAGTTTGAAGAACTGCCCGAGCACTGACCCTGCGGGGTGGGGACTATGAAGATGCCGATGAAAGATCCTGGCTTGTGGGCCGTGATTCTTGGCTGGCTGGCTGAGCACCAGCCGGTCATCTACGGGGTGGTGCTGTCTATGGGCACCGCCGCTTTGCGCGTTGTTTACGGTGGTGGCAAACGCCGCCAGGCACTGCTGGAGGCCATCATGTGCGGCGCTATCGCGCTGACCCTGATGTCCGGCATGGACTGGATGGGCGTTCCCGCGTCGGCCAGCGGCTTCGTCGGTGGCATGGTCGGCTTTCTCGGGGTTGAGACGGTGCGTGAGTACGCCCAGCGGATCCTCGGCAAGAAGGCCGGCATGGTAATGGAGAAGGGTAGCGATGAATAAACCACGTTGGATCTTGCAGGCCGAGAACCATATCGGTGTAAAAGAGGTTAAGGGCGCGACCCATAACCCGGTGATCGTGCAGTTCTGGAAGGATATTCGCCGTGGCGGCATCAAGGACGACGAGACGCCTTGGTGTGCCGCGTTCGTGGGCGCCATGCTGGAGCGCAGCGGCATCCAGTCGTCCCGCTTTGAGTCAGCCAAGTCCTACCTGAGTTGGGGTGAGCAGCTGGACCGGCCGGCATATGGCTGTGTGGTGGTGTTCTCCCGGGACGGCGGCGGCCATGTCGGCTTTGTCGTTGGCAAGGACAAGGCGGGCAACCTTTTGGTGCTCGGTGGCAACCAGGGCGACGCGGTGAACGTGAAGGCATTCCCCCTCAGCCGGGTTACTGGTTATCGCTGGCCAGAAGGCGAGCCTGTGCCAGCCGGTGAGTTGCCGGCGGGTGACTCGGTGGCCATGTCGAGGAACGAGGCATGAAGACGATCGCGGCTATTGGTGGTTTCCTCACTGGTCATACGACGTGGCTCGTCCTAGCCGTCGGCCTGCTTGCTGGCGCTGCGATTGGCTGGTCGGCCACCGACATGATCTGGACGACCAAGTATTCGATCGCACAGAAGGAGTGGTCAGAACAACAGGCCGCCCAGGATCGCGCGAACCTCTCTCACGCTGAACAGACAGTGGCGTGGGAGCGACGCTCCGCCGAGCTGGCTGCCGAGGTCGACAGTGCTTATCAAAAAGGAATTGAAGATGGCAAAAAGAGCCTTGATGCTGATGTTGCTGCTATCCATGACGGCAGCAAGCGGGTGCGCGACAAGTTCCGCTGCCCTGCCCCAGCCAAACGACCCGACCCTCTGCCCTCGCCCGGCGCCGCCCCCGGCGGCGGTGATGAAGCCGCGCAAGGCGGACTTCAGCCAGCGGATGCAGAGTTTCTTGTTCGACTCGGACACGAAGCCAACGACGTCGTCAGGCAGCTGACAGCCTGCCAGGACTACATCACCAAGCAGCAGAGGCCAGTCTCGCCGTGAATATGACCCAGAAAGTTTTAACCAGGATATTCGAGTCCCTGCTGAATACAGCAGCCCAAGCACCAACAGACGACATCGTGAACCGGGATGGGATCAGTCTGATGAAGCAGGGATTCGAACTCATTATGCAGGCCCACCGGGAGGGTGGGGCCACTGGCCCCACTAGCCCGCTGCTTGCAGATGCCCGTCAGCTCTTGGCTGACATTGAGGCTACCCAGGTGCGTGGTCGGCCCCTTATCAGCCTGACCACAATCAGCGAGCAACTGGCCCGAATAGAAGCACGCACGCTTCCGGTCCACATAGTGGTGGCACCAGCAGTAGGTGGCCTGAAGTTCTCAACAGAAGAGCAAGAACGCCTCGCTGCCTTTCTGCGTGATGCTGCCGGCGCCCAGTGCGGAGTTCTCCCAAAAGATACGTGACAGGTGGGGCCATTGGCCCCATCCAAGGAGATTGAATTGCTTGGATTCATGACAGAGCAGAAGGCGAAGGAGCTTGGCTTCACCCATCACGGTAGCTATTTCGGCGTACCGGTCTATATCGGTGACCCGTATGGCCAGTGCATGGTGACGACCAAGCATCCGATCCTTGACCCTCTCTTTGACCTCATGGGAGTGCTTGAGGGGATCTTTCGACCGCTCATTCACCCAGAGAACCCCGCAGTCTTCCAGTTCAGACTGAAAGGCCGCATCAAGTAATCGGAGTGGGGCCAGTGGCCCAACCCCGCTGCAACCTTCACCCTTGCCTTCTGTACCAGCGGCTTCGGCTGCGTGTGCTGGGGCGATCAGTAGGCAAGGCTGAAAGAGCATCCGATTGTTGACCCATTCCTCTCCGTGGGGGAATGGGTCCTTTTTTGGACCTTTTTACACTGCGGGGCGTTAGACCCGCATGAAATCACTCATTTTATAAAATTTTCGTTTTTGGCATTTCCGGTTCCGGTTGGGGTTTTTCATGGCAACACAAGGTGAGATCGCCCGGCATCTGGATCTGTCGGAGCGGCAGATAAACAACCTGCAAAAACTGGCAGGATTCCCCGTGCCACAAGGGCGCGGGCAGTATGACCTCGATGCATGCCGTCACTGGTACATCCGATACCTGCGAACAGCAAAGCCTGGTAGCGGCGAACCGGAAATGGCAGGGGGTGAATCTGAAAAGGTGCTGGAGCGGCAGAAGGCCGAGCTGGCGAACGAATATCGTCGTGAGCAGATTGAAAACCTAAAGCTGAAGCGGAAGGTGCTGGCCAAGCAGTATGCCCCTATAACCGTCCTCTCCGATGTCCTTGAGACATGGTGCTCCGGCGCGAGAACCCGAGTCGACTCCTGGCTTCCTCGGATAAAAATGGTATGGCCTGACGTACCGCATCACGTCATCAAGCTGTTCCGCGACGAGATCGCCGAGATGATGAATGAGTTAGCCGATGTTGGAATCGATCCCGAAGATTACTGCGACAGCGATATCGAGAGCGGTTTCGCGAGCGACCCTGACATTGAGGATGAGGAAGCTCCTGACCGGGGTTAAGTGGGCGAATCAGCACTTCAGGCTGCCAGAAGGGTCTAGTCAGATTGCTGGTCAGTGGACGACTCAGCCGGTCCAAGTCGTGATGCTGAACCTAATGACGAACGACCGTTGTCGAGAGTTCGGCATTCAGAAATCAGCTCGCCTTGGCTACACCAAGGTGCTGGTCGCCTCGGTGCTCTACATGGCCGAGCATAAGAAACGCTCCAGCGTGGTATTCCAGCCAATCGACGATGAGGCTGACGGCTTTGTCGTTGATGAGGTCGATCCGGTCATCGCCGAGATGAAAGTCATCAAGGCGATCTTCCCTGAATGGGAAAAGAAGAACGAAAAGAACAATCTAAAAAAGAAGGTGATGAAGGGTGTCATCATCGACTTTCGAGGCGGTGATGCCGCTGGCCGGTATCGCCGACTGACAAAACAATGTGCCTTTATCGATGAGGCCGACGCGCTCCCGCGAGAAGTAGGGAAAGGAAAGAAAGGTGAGGGCAACCCCCTTGGCCTGGCTAAAAAGCGGTTGAAGGGAGCGGCCTATCCAAAATTTGTTGTTGGCACCACCCCGACGGTAAAGGGGCTGTCTCATATCGAGAATTTCCTTTCCTCAGCAGAAATTGTCATCCGATTTTATCTCCCGTGCCCGCACTGCGAACATGAGCAGGTATTGGTCTGGGGAGGCCGTAATGCCCAGTTTGGGCTGACGTGGGACGACACCAAAACCACCCGAGAAGGGAAGGCAAACTCGGCTCACTACGTGTGCGAGGGTTGCCATAAGCACTTCCATTACGCTGACCTCTATGAAATGGAGATCGCAGGCCGCTGGATCGGTGAGGATGGCACATGGACGCGAACCGGTGAGGATGACGACTGGTATACGGCGGATGGGGAGCGCATCCCCTGCCCAGCGTCAGTCGGCATGCATGTGTGGGCTGCCTATTCGTTGAACCTCGATGGTTGGGGCGAACTGGTGATGGACTGGCTCAAGGCAGAAGGCCAGCCACTTGATGAAAAAACCTTCATCAACACCACGCTGGGTGAGCTCTACGAGGAAGAGCTCGGCGAACCGACCGAGCATTCGATCCTGCTGGAACGGAGGGAGAGGTACGCCGCCGAGGTGCCGGATGAGGTGGTTTACATCACGGCCGGTATCGATAGCCAGCGTGACCGCTACGAGATCCGTATGTGGGGCTGGACGGCTGATGAGCAGGCGTACCTGATCGACAAGATCGTGGTGATGGGAAAGTACGACGACCCTGACACCCTGCAGCGTACTGAAAAGGCGCTGAAAGTGACCTATCGCAAGGCGGACGGCACCCAGATGACATGGCAGCGTGGCTGTTGGGATACCGGTGGTATCGACCAGACCTACGTCAACAACATGTCGAAGCGGTTCGGGATCTTCAAGCTGATCCCCATCAAGGGTGCCAACGTCTACGGCAAGCCGATCGCCAACTTCCCATCCCAGAAGAACCGGGCGGGCGTCTACCACACCGAAGTGGGGTCAGACACGGCCAAAGAGCTGCTTTACAGCCGCTACCACGTCGAACTCGGCAAGCCAGGCAGCGTCCACCTTCCCCTCGGCCCGATGCCAAGCGGCGAGATGTGCGATGAGGCCGAGTGCCAACAGCTGACTGCCGAAGTGAAAGTGCTTGAAATAGTGGCAGGCAAGACGGTGGTGCGCTGGCGAGCCAAGGGGCGAAACGAGGGCACTGACTGCTTTGCCTATGCACTCGCTGCCTTGCGCATCAGCCAAGTCCGTTGGGGATTGAAGTTGCCGACACTGGCGGCCAATGCGAACGACCAAGAAAAAACAGCCCCAGCGAAGAAGCGAACACTGGCTGAACTGGGGCAGCAACTGAATGGATAGTGGGGCCAGTGGCCCCACTTTGTTTTTGGGGATCCCGATGACCGATGAACAGCGCCTAGATCAGGCGAAAGAAGCCCGGCACCAGCTGCTGATGGGCAAGAGTGCCGTGCAAGTCGGCCATGGCCAGAGGCAGGTCACCTTCTCTCAGCGAACTATTGCTGACCTTGATAAGTACATCCAAAAGCTTGAAGTGATTTGTGGCCAGAGCAATCGTCGCGGCCCCGGGAGATTAGCCTTATGAACAAAATCCTCTCGGCCGATGGAGTCACCCCGCTGCGCCAGCAGTCGGTCTACACGGCGGGGGGGCGCGGGTTCGGTGGCCAGATGGCGGACTGGAACCCTCGCAGCAGGGGGCAAGACGCCGCCCTTCTGCCAGTGCTAGGCAAGGCAAACGCCCGCGCCGACGACTTGGTTCGCAACCATGCGACGGCCAGCAACGCAATCCAGATCCACCAGGATCAGATAGTCGGACACCTGTTCCGGCTGAGTTACAAACCGATGTGGCGCCGCCTCGGGATCTCCGAGGAGGATTGCCGGGCATTTGCCCGTGATGTGCAGGATGCCTGGTTTGAATATGCCGAAGACCCGCACGGCTGCATCGACGTTGAGGGGCATCGCACCTTTACCGAAATGATCCGGGAGGCGGTCGCTGTTCACGCCGGCCAGGGTGAGGCCATGGTGCAGCCAGCATGGCGGGAAGAACGCGGGCATCACCTGTTCCGCACCCAGTTCGCCATGGTCTCGCCGCGCAGTGTCAGCAACCCGAAGAAAGTGCGCGACACCGACAACCTGCGTAGCGGGGTGGCGTTAGACCGCAACGGTCGCGCTCGAGGCTGCTGGGTAGAGGAAGCAACTTACCCCAGCGGCAAGTCAGAGTGGCGCTTTATCCCCAGAGAACTGGCCAACGGCCGCCTCTCATTTATCCATATCTTCGAGAAGAAGGATGCTCGCCAGACGCGCGGCGCCAACCTGTTTATGACGACGCTCGAGCGGATGAAGATGCTCGACAGCTTGCAGCATACCTGGCTGCAGAACGCCGTAGTGGGCGCCATGTACGCGGCGACCATCGAGAGCGAGCTTGGCACTGAGAAGGCGATGGAGTTTATCGCCGGTGCGGGAGCCAATGGCAACGAGCCGAGCGCGATGGAGCAGTGGATTAGCGAGTATGCGGGCTACTACTCCGGCTCGCAGGTGAAGATGAACGGGGTGAAGATCCCGCACCTCTTCCCCGGCGACAAGCTTAACCTGCAACGGCCAGGCAATGCTGACAACGGCATGAGCCAGCTGGAAGAGTCAATCCTGCGTTATGTCGCGGCTGGCACAAATACCGAGTATTCGGCCCTCAGTCGGGACTATAGCAAGGGGGCATATAGCGCCCTGCGGGCCAGCTCGAACGACAACTGGCGCTATGTGATGGGCCGTCGCAAGTTCATCGCCGGTAAGGCGGCCAGCCTGATGTTCGGTTGCTGGCTGGAAGAGGCGATCGTGCGCAAGGTGATCACCTTGCCCCGCTCGGCCCGCCTGAACTTCTACGAGGCCCGTCATGCCTGGTGCTACTCGGAATGGATCGGCATGGGCCGCATGGCCATCGACGGTTTGAAAGAGGCCAAAGAGGCTGTCCTGCTCATCGAGTCGGGCTTGTCCACGTATGAGCGTGAGCTGGCCAAGCTCGGCGAGGATTACGAGGAGATCTTCGCACAGCAGTATCGGGAGGCGCAGGAGCGCAAAGAGAAGAACCTCCCGCCACCATCGTGGGTTAAGGCCCAGCAGATGGCACCCGACGAGCAGCAACAGGGGAATGGCAATGAAACATAACCTGCCGGGCATCATGTCCCGGCTTTTTAATACCCCGTTGATGATCCGGCCTACCGAGGCCCAGATCATCATCACGGCGGTATCCGAGCAGATGGGGGTCGGCAGCTTGCTTGATGCCTCCTCGGGCAAAGTTATCGACCTGAGTGGACAGGTCGAGCAGAACGCGGCGAGCTTCTCTGAACGTGGCGAGAGAAGCCGCAGCTATGCCCTGGTTGATGGAATCGCAGTGCTGCCGATCTCCGGCACTCTGGCGCACAAATGGGGCGGCTTACAGCCCTCCTGTGGCGCTACAGGATACGACGGCATTCAGGGGCGCCTTAGTCAGGCACTGAAAGACCCCGAGGTGCGCGGGATCATGCTGGACGTTGATACCCCGGGCGGTGAAGTAGCCGGTGCGTTTGACTGCACTGACCTGATCGCCAGAGCCAACAAGATTAAGCCGGTCTGGTCTCTTTGCTACGACATGCACTGCAGCGCTGGTCAGCTTGTTGTGTCAGGTGCTGGACGTCGGCTGATCACTCAGACCGGTATCGCAGGCTCCATCGGCGTGGTTATCGCCCATATGGACGTCAGCGAGATGCTGAAGCAGACCGGTCGCAAGGTGACGCTGATCCATGCGGGTGCCAACAAGGTCGACGGCAACCCCTACGAAGCACTGCCTGAACGGGTGAGAGCAAAGCTGCAGGCCGACGTTGAGGCTACGCGCTTGCGCTTCGCCAATACGGTGGCCAAGCACACCGGCTTGGCAGTGGACCGCATCCTGGCTCAAGAGGCCGGGACATTTGAGGGACAGGCCGCGATCGAACAGGGGCTGGCCGATGAGCTGGTCAATGCGGCCGATGCGGTGGCAGTGATGGCCGAACGCATCTCTCACAAACCCATCTTTGCAACAGGAAGAAATATGAGCGTGACAGAACATAACGCCAGCGCAGAAGGCGCCGATCTCAAGGTCGCAACCACTGAACTGAACAAGAATGCCGAGGCCGCGCCGGTTGTCGCCCCGGTTGCCTCAGCCCCTGTGGTTGATGGCGAGCAGATGGCTGCCGCAGAGAATGCCCGGATTATGGGGATCCTCGAGCTGGATGAAGCCAAGGGCCGTGAGGCCGCTGCCAAAGAGCTGGCAAAGAATCGCGCGATGACAGTTGAAGGCGCCAAGGCAGTGCTGGCGGCCATCCCGCAGACCGCGCAGGCAGCCAGTGAAACCGCATTGGACAAGCTGATGGAGACTTCTCCCGCAGCTGTACAAGGTAATGCCGACACCACCAAGAGCGACCGAGTTGCTCGCCTGACCCGCTTTGGGCGTAAGGACTGACGATGAAAACTGAGTTCAGCATTCTGAACATTTCGGCTGGCAGTGAGCCACTGCCGACCATGACAGGCCACATTGCCGCTGGCCAAGGGCAGCTGGCCGCCCGCACTCCGCTGATGCTGGGAGCTGACGCCAATGCTGGCAAGTTGGTGAAATGGGACGGCACAGCAGGCAAGGCAGTCACCATGACCGTCGGCTCCGTTGATGCTACCACCGCCAAAACCGCGCCGGTACACAAGTCCGGCTGCATTAACGCAGCCGCCGTTGCCTGGCCCGAAACCGTACTCACCATGGAAGCCAAACGCGCCGGCTTCCTCGGTTCCCCCATCTCTATCGAGGAAGTGAAGTAATGGCCGAATTTGACCTGTTTACTCCTGGTGAACTGATGGCAGCTCGTACCGAGACCCTCAAGTTCAGCCAGTTGTTCAAGACGTTGTTTTATCCGTTGGTGATGACCTTCAAGACCAAGAAGGTGTACCTGGACGAGATCCCGGGCCAGGCGGCCATGGCGGTTTATTGTGCCCCGCGAGTATCCGGTAAGGTCGACAAGACCCGTGGCCACCTGACCAGCTCCTTTGAGCCGGGTTATGTGAAGTCGAAGCATACCGTCGATCTGCAGGCAACGCTGGCCCGTCGTGCTGGTGAGCAGCCCATGGGCGAGCTGAGCCCGCAGGACCGCTTCGAGCAGTACACCATGCAGAACCTGGATGATGAAGAGCAAGCCATTCTGCAGCTGGAAGAGTATCAGTGTGTGCAGATGGCGCTCTACGGCAAGTACACCATGAACGGTGAGAACCTGCCCGAGCCGATCGATGTGGATACTGGTCGCAACCCCGAGAACCATATCGTGCAGGCTGGTGCTGGCCGCTGGTCTCAACAGGATGCAGACACCTACGACCCGACCCACGACATCGACGCCTATGCGGACAAATCCAGTGGTACTCTCGATGTGATGGTGATGGGAAGTAAGGCGTGGCGTGAACTCAACCGCTTCAAGCTGTTCCGCGAGAAGTTTGATACCAAACGCGGTTCCCTGTCGCTGGCCGAGTTGGGTCTGAAAGACCTCGGTAAATGGGTGTCCATCAAGGGGTATTACGGTGATGTGATGATCATCGTAACTAAAAACAAGTTCATCGACCCGGTCGATAAGAAGACCCAGCGCCTCTATGTTCCCGAGAACGGCTTGCTGCTGGGTTCCCTCGGCATCCAGGGTGTCATGATGTATGGCGTGATCCAGAACATCAAAGCGGTCAAGGAAGGCATGGAAGAGGGAGATCGCTTCGTTAGTCAGTGGGAAGAGGGCGGCGACCCCGCCGATATCTACACCATGACCGAATGCTCCCCTGCTGCCGTGCAGCCGGACACTAACGCCTTCGTGTTTATCGAAGTCAACTAAGAAAAGGTGGGGCCAGTGGCCCCACTTTTGTTTTCCGATTTTTCTGGAGAAGATTCCATGACTGAAAAAGAACAACTGATCGCTCGAGTAGCTGAGCTGAGCGCGAAGCTTGGCCGTGAGACTGACCCCTCCGGCACGGTGCTTGAGCTGAAAGCCCGTATCGAAGAGCTGGAAGCCGAGTTGGAAGACAACGCCAGCACCCTGAATGAAGGCCATAGCAACTTGGCACAGCCGTTCAATGAGCTGGCAACCAAAGCCGGATCCGTGCAGCGCATGGTTTGCATCATCCCCAAGGTCACCCTGCACCTGCGCCTCGGCAATGAGCCACTGCTGGCCGTGAAGGATAAGCCCTGCTTCATTGACGTGGATCAGGCCCAGCAGGTTGTAGAAGTGGAGCAGCTGGCCCGCTACGCCGATGAGTAGCGACCCGTTCTCAGACCTGGTGGCTGATGCCGACATGGCCATCAACGCGGTCATGGCTAACCAGTACAGCCTGCTGCTGAAAAGCGGTTCCCCGCTGGCGATTTCTGCCATCTGGGACACGAGCCTGCAGGAGGCAAAGGTACCAACCGGCAGCAGCAATCCTCGCGGTGTCCGTGTGGCCAGCGAGCAAGGGGTGCTGACAGTGCTGCAAAACCGCCTGCGCCGCGAGGATGTGATGGGGGCAGAAGTGGAGACCCCACTTGGTACCCGCTGGGTCGTGGATCTGGATTACACCGATGCCACCACGACAGTGCTGATGCTCGGCTTGGCCGGTGACGCCAACCTGCCGGCAGGCACAGGAACCCGTTTTAGCAAGACCAACATATGAGGTGGCGGCTGTGATGTACCTGTTTATCGACGATGCAGACATCGCAGCCGTCATCGACCAGTTTGCGGACCTCGACCCGAAGGTGATATCGCTGGCCTTCCATCGAGCCATGAAGCGAACCGAACAGAGCGTTATGTCGCAATCGCGCAAGGTGCTGCAGAAAGAGCTGGCGCTGCGAAACCAGAAGTCGATGAAAGCCCGTGTCAGAACCTATATCCGCCCTGCAGCGTCGGATATGGCGGAAATGAAGTTCTGGTTCGGGATGAACGACTTGAGCCCCAACGCATTCAAGGGCACCCCGAAGAAGACCCGGGGCGGCCTGATGTTCAGGGGGAGCTATTACGACAAGGCGTTCGTCAGCCTGCGCAAGGGCCGCAAGGTTTTTATGCAGCGCGAGACAGACATGAGATACCCGATCACCAAGCTCACTATCCCCATCCCGGACGACATCGTCGTCAAGATCGAGGATGAGGTGCTGGAGCGGATGCCGGATATCTTTATGCGCCACTTCGAGACCGACCTGCGCGGCCGAACCAAGAGCAGCCAGTGGGCGTCGGTGTTTGGCAGTGGCCAACATGGCAGCCTGGACAAGGCGTCCACGAACATCATGAGCCCCGGCAAGCGACCTCGCGGCGCCAGATAGGAATCCCCATGCATTACGACATCACTACCCCCAGCCAGTATCACACTGCGCTGGTCGAGCGGTTGCGCGTCAATCTGGTCGAAGGGCTGGCCATCGAGTCATACGACGAGTGGGGCAAGGTCGAGATCGCCGGCCCAACCATCCTGATCCAGTGGGAAGACGGCCACCCTGGCCAGCGTCAGAACGATGGCCGCTACAACCACCAGTACATGATCACCGCGCACTGCATCATCCCCAAGGGCCAGCCAAATGCGCTGCTGCAGGCGCTGGATCTTGCCGCCGAGGTGGAGCGTTTGCTGGAGCGCCGAGCCCTGTTTAAGGCGCCTGCGGCAGAAGCTGGGCTTCCTGATGTGCTGCTGGTCAGTTCGGATCAGGTCGGCATGCCGCAGATACAGGTCAACGGTGACACCAGCTACCTGCTTGGTATCGACGGCGTGGAGTCGCGGGGGGTGCAGTGGCTACAGCCCCTTTACCTCGGCCTGTCATTGAATGGCCCGACAGAAGCGCGCGGGGGCATCAGTCACTCGATAGCCTGACAAGGAGCAGCTGAATGCTGGAACAGTACATCGAGCAGAAGCTGGCCCCCCTGATAGACAGGCTGGCGGAGCTGGAAGAGCAGCTCGAATCAGGCGCCCGCCGTGGGCGCAATGCCATTCAGATGGGGACCGTAGCAAAAGTGGTCGGGCAGCGAGTGGTGATTGCCATCGGCAAGGCCAGAACTCCTCCGATCAAATGGTTTGCCTGCGCCGCTGGCGATGTTATCGAGTGCCGCTACCCCAGCGTGGGGGAGCTTGCGCTTGTCCTCAATTACGGCTCAGGCGACCGCAACACCAGCTCTATCGCGTTGGTCGGCATCCCCTCTGACCAGTTCCCGCTTCCCTCTGCTGACCAGAACAAGGTTGTCCGAAAGATTGGCGACCTTGGCATGGAGGAGTGGGACAAGAAGACAGGAAAGCTGACGGTCACGGCGCCAGGCGGCGTTGAGTTCGTTACCTCTGGGGTTCACTCAACCGGCGAGTTGAGCGATGCCACCCGGTCAATGAGTGAAGACCGTGAAATATACAACGGTCACGATCACCCGCACGGTGAACCCACGGTAGGCAAACCAAACCAGAAACAGTAAGTGAGGCAACATGCTCGGCATGGGCAGACGAACGGGCCGCTTTATCAGCGGCACGGAGCAACTGGCCAGCCGGCTGCTCCAGGTATTCACCACACAGAACTCATCCCGAACGCGGCGCCGACTGTTTGGCAGCAATGTGCCAGATGCGCTGGCCCGCCTGACCAACCAGGCACTGGTGCTGCAGGTCAAGGCAGAGATGTTCGACGCCATGTTGAACCCGGCCAATGGTGTGCTCGATTTCAAGCCCACCCGCATCCAGTTTGAGGTCGTCACTGACGGCCTGCATGCGCATATTGACGGCCGCTGGCGTGGCTCAGACATCACAGTAAGGGTCCCCCTCTATGACCAGTAGCGTATTCAATCCCCAGATTGACCGGATCCCCGAGCCTGATGCTCTCAAAGTAGACGGTTTCGAGGCGGTGCTGGCCACGATCAAGGCGCTCATTCTGGAGCGCGTCATGGCCATGCGTCCCGCCGATACAGAAGCGGTTGCAGAGACGCTGGAGAACGATGCCGAGCTGGCCAGCATCATTGCGCAGGCATGCGCCATGGTGGTGGTTAATCGCGAGCGCCGTCTGAATGACAAGATCCGGCAGATCCTGCTGCTCTGGGCAAAGGGAAGCAACCTCGATGCGCGGGCTGCTGACTACGGGATTACCCGCCAGGTGATCAAAGCCGGCAATCCGGCCGCCTACCCACCGATCCCGGACGAGATGGAGTCAGACATTGACCTGTTGACGCGCTGCCTGCTGGCGCCCTTTGGGTTTGCAACAACCGGGTCAGAGCTCGCCTACCGCTTCCACCTGATGACACTGGGGGACAAGCCGCACATAACAGTGACCTCGCCTCAGCCTAACCGGGTTGTGATGACCTACGACTTCCCTGAGAACTCACGGGCTGCGGAGGTAAAGGATGGCCGAGCCAAGATGGCCAAGGCAGAGTCCGGGCTGGTTGACTGCTGGCTGCTGGCCAGGGCCGGGGACGGAACGCCTTCTGCTGACTTGTTGGCGCATGCCAATGAATACATGAACAGGCCCTCGGTGAGGCTGCTCTCAGATGTCGTAACAGTCAAAAAGCCAACCATTCGTCGTTATCAAATCAGGATGGTTGTCCATGGTAGCAACTCCCCTGGTGGCATCATCGATCAGGGGCCAATTAAACAGGAGCTGGAAGTCTACGCAGAAGGGGCAAGGCAGTTAGAAGGCATCATTGATACCGGTCGTCTTTATGCGATAGCCCACGGCCATCAGACCGTTGTTCGCGTCGAAGTGCTCGAGCCAGCCTCTCCACTGATCTGCGCTATCAATGAGGCCCCTTACTGCACCGGGGTGACTGTCGAGGTGGTCTATGACTGACAGCATCCAGCCTGATAACCGAAGCGCCTTGCAGGTGGCGATAGAGCAGGCGTTGGATGACAGAATCCGATGGGTTGATGACCAGGCGCCTCTCCCAGAGCTTTTTGATGGCAGTCAGACCCCGGCCCAGTTCTTGACTTCACTCGCTATCGAGGTAGGTGTTACCGATTGGGACATCAGTGATAGTGAAGAGGCCAAGCGCCGAATAGTTAAGACCTCACTCCAGTTACAAAGCAAGGCGTGCACTGCTGAAGGGATAGATGACTCACTGAGCATGCTGGGGAACATCTCCTCAGTAAAGAGATTAAGACCATACGTGATCGGTCTTGAGACAGAGATTATAGATGGAAGTTTAGATATTCCATTTATTAAAAGAATCATCAGAAGAATTGATACATATAAAGCCGCAAGAGATAGCGTAGAAGCGAATATTGTCAGGTCGTCAGATTTGAATTTTTCCACCGGCGTTATTTCAGAGGTCAGTGTCATATCAGACTCTATAGCGTTCAAAATGGATGTGAGCGCCGACATAAACAACCGAACACTTGTTCTTTCTGAAACATTGGTAATATCTGATTGCGAGGCTGCAAATGTCTGATTATCGCGGGTACGTAACCAAAGCCGGCTTTGCATTTGAGGCCGTCGCAGCGGAAAACGAATACCCTGTTATTATAGGTAAAATATTAATAGGTGATGGCTTCCTCCCTGATGGAGAAAGCCCATCAGATGTGACAGCTCTTGTTCATAAAATAAAAGAGTTCCCGGCTGAGGTTTTTCAGGATAAAAAAAATCGAGGTCAGTACATTGCAAGATGTACCATCCCTGCCAATGACTCCATTAATGGAGAAGGGTATTATATCAGGGAAATGGCCGCCGAGCTTACTGGCGAAGGAGAAGGGATAATATACGCGTATCGTCGCGTATCAAATGACTTCAAGCCATTAATGGAATCTGGCGAGGTAAAGAGCTATATATATCAGTTAAGGTTTATTCCTGATAATGCTGAGAATATATCTGTATCTATCGATGCAAACTCAACTTACATCACCAGAGATGAGTTTGATGAACACAGGCGAACTCCTGACCACCCGCATGCTACCAGTAGCGAGTTCGGCATGGTTAGATTGGCCGAAAGCCATGAAGGTGAGGGTGGATCCGGTGTAGCTGCAAGCCAGGACTCTTTGCTGCAAGTAGCCGCTGAAGCGAAGCATGGTGCAGAAGCATATCCTTTAGCAAGACGGCTAATCGAGGAAAGCCTTTACAGGCAAGGGTTGATGCTTGCACCTGGCTCTTTTGAGGAAGGGTCAAAAGTAACCAATGAAAAGCAGGCTGTACTCAGCAAGAAAAATGCAGTCTGCTTTGTCTTTACTGGTGAAATACCACCAGGCGGATTTGATGTAAAAAAGGGAACAGAACCAGCTGAGCCACTCTGGAAGCAGGTAAAAGCACTCAATATACTGGACTTCGGCGCAAAGGGTGATGGAGCTGATGACTGGAATGCCATTCAGGCTGCAGTAACATTGCTGAGAAAAGTTTATGTTCCAGATGGACATTTCGCAGTAGGAAAGACGGTTCGCGTTCCAAGTCACACGGTAATTATTGGCAGCGGAAAGGACAGGTGCAGAATATACGCCCTGCCGTCAATGCCAGGTGAGCTTGATGTTGTCTGTAATGAGAACTATGGCAGTCCAACGCTAAGATATGACAGAAACATCATAATTCATGGCGTTGATGTCGATGGCAATGGATTTGAGCGAACCAAGGAAATCCCGACAGAATGGGGCCGTAGCATCCGTCTCGCCGCTGTTTTTGACTGCCTGATTCACCAGTCAAAGTTAACACGAGGGCCTCAGCACTGCCTTGATATAACCAACTACAATGACTCGTACATTGGAATCGGTCACAATGGAAAAATAATAGGACCAAGCTTTAACGTTGTAGTTTCAGGGACTGATATAGAGGACTACTGTTATGATGATGGGATAACCACTCACGCATCACATAACATACTCATAGACGATATTTCAGCAAGAATAACGGATTATGCAAAGTCAAAGACGGAGTACGTAGCCACTCAGAATGCAATAGAAATAGACGATGGTTCCAGCGATGTAGTTGTGACTAGGTGCAGGGCTGATGCAAATAACACAAACTCAAAATGCTATGCTGTTGCAACACACAAGAATGCGCCAGCAGCGCACAATATAAAGTTTGAAGATATCAGGGCTCACGGTTGTGTTACCGCATTTCAAGCTTGGGCTGACACAGATACTGATGCGATATTTAAGACGATAGATTGGAAGTGCAGAAATATAACCGTAAAGAACCTGACCGTAAGGGGGCCGGCACTAAATCAAAGCAGTAACGTATTCCCATCCCGCCTTGTTGATATCCAAGGTTTTATGGGTGTTAATGTTGATGATGTGAAGCTTTACATGAAGGATGATGCTGGCATTGTTCATTCTCCAATAGCAGTAACAAACCTGTCTTTTGTTCATGACGTAAAATTGAGCAACTTCTATATAAGGGATGTTATCGATGGCTCTCTAAATAGTGCGGTTTACAAGGACAGTTCTTGGTTAAGGATAGTAAATCAAAGCTCAGAAGTATCCATTGATGGTATGGATATTGATAACCTTGGCTTTGTAAACAGGATTATCACGGACTCTGAGTGTGCAGCCTTAGTCAGCGTAGATAGAGTGTCAGTGCAGCGATATCCATCTGATGGTTCTCAACGGATAGGTGTCGTGTCTGCTGCAAAATGTAATTTTGGTAGCGTTTCAGTTCCACCTGGCATGCTTCCTCTCAAGATAGGCCGATGGTTCAAAGACTACCCAAGCGGGAGGTACAAAAACAACCAAGGCAGAAGGGACGTTGTCATTGGCGGCATCGAGTACATATCTGAAACGCTTGATGACTCCGTACAAGACAAGCCTGGCATAACCTTTGATAACCAGTTCTATAGCGGCACACTGCGCCATGGGAAAGGCTCTGTTGCATTCAAAACATCGAATGCCAAAGAACGCGGGTTCTCCGTTTGCTCGTACCATGAAGACAGTGGTGAATATCGGCCCATCCTTGCAGCTTGGGATCGTTCCTGGGGGCGTTCAATCGAGCCAGGGCTCGACAACGACACAACTCTTGGAAGACCAGAAAGAAGGTTTAAACAAGGTTATTTTGCCTCGGATGCCATTGTCGTTTCTGATGGGAGAAAGAAAACAAATCCATTAGATATTAGCAATAAATTGCTTGACGCATGGGGAGAGGTGAGTTTCAAGGAATACCTGTTTAAATCAGCGGTTGAAGAAAAGGGTGAGGCTGCCAGAAAACATATCGGCTTGATAGCGCAGGAAATTGAACGTGTTTTTAAAGAGCATGACCTGAATGCTTTTGAGTATGGGCTTTTGTGTTATGACGAATGGGAAGCCCAATACGTACACGTAGAGAAAGCCGATGAAAGTGGGGAGCTGGTTACTGAAATGATGCTTGTTGAGCCTGCCGGTAATATCTATGGCGTTAGATATGATGAAGCTCTTGCACTTGACGCGGCCTATCACCGAAGAGAATTGAAGTTAATAAAAGACAGGATTTTAAAGCTTGAGCAAAAAATCCTAGGTTAAATGTGAAAAGACTTCGACTAAAGCCCCAATGTATGGGGCTTTTTTTATGGAGAAGAAATGGAAAAAAGCGTGTACCTAGTGCAGCTCGGTTTCGAGCACCCCAATACCGGCCACTGGCTGGCAGCGGGCAGCACAGTCGAGATGACCGAAGGGGAGGCGACCCAGCTTCTCCTCAGCGGTTACCTCATCGTTAAACCGGCGGCCAAGACCAGCAAGGGGAAATAAGCCATGCCTGTAATCGAACAATTCGTCCATAACGGCGCCAGTATCCGGCGCGAAGCGGCCCCTACCCCGATGGGGCCGCTGGGCCGCGCCGTGTTCGGCCTGGTCGGCACGGCGCCGGATGCCCATCCTGACATCCCGCGCAGCAAGGCGTTCTGGGTCAACAGCAAATCTGCACTGGCCAAGCTCGATGTGGCTGGCACTGAGCGCGGTACGCTGTGGCGGGCCTGTAAGGCGATGCTGGACGCGGCACAGTGCTCCATCTACGTAGTGATCGAAGAGGAGGACAACTCGACGCCTCCCGCAGACAAGGACTACGAAGGGGTGATCGTGACGACCAAGGCCAACGAGAACGGGTCACTGGCAGTTACCCTGACCGACCCCACTCTGCTCGATGCGGTTGTTGGTGCGCAGGCTGCCAGTTGGACCGCTGAGATCGGCGGCAAGACAGCTGGCTTGGTGAGCTATGTTCCCGGCGAGACCAACGTGCTGACCATCAAGGGTGACGGCACCCTCAAGCTGGTTGACCTGGTAGCTGGCAGCAAGATCGTGATCCATGGCAAAGATCTGGCAGCAGCCGGCACCATCGCCAACATCGTCGGCGGCATTGACCCTCAGACAGGCCGCCGTACCGGCATCGAGGCGCTGGCCGCCGACATCCCGGAAACCCTGACTGACATTGCCGCGCCTGGCTTCAACCATAAGGCGGTGCATGATGCGCTGGCCAAGATGGCCAAGCGACTGTTTGCATCACCAGCGCTGGAAGGGCCGAGCACGACTGATGAAGCCGCGATTGCCCTGTCGCAATCCCTCGGTGTGGTTGATACCGGCTTTGCCGGTGCCGTGCTGGTAGACCCGTTCGTCAAGGTGTGGTCCAACGCGGAAAAGGGTTATGTCTACATGTCCGGTGTAGCGCACTACCTGAGCTGCGTAGCGCGAGTCGATGTGCATGAGAACCCCAGCCAAGGCCGCATGAACGTCTATATCGACGGGGTTCAACGCACCATTGACTACAACCTGCTGGACAAGACCAGTGGTGGTGACCGCCTGAACAAGTACGGGATCTGCTATTTCGGCCGCACCAGCCTGGGTGGTTTCTCGCTGCTGGGGAACCGGACGCTGAGCGGCCGCTTCATCAACCTGGAACGCCTCGAGCTGGCGATTATCCGCAAGCTGATCGCCACCACCGAGCCTGGCATGGGCCGCCTGCTGTCGAAGGAGTTCATGCAGTCCAAGGTGGCCAGCTTGCAGAACTGGCTCGATAGCGAGGCTGCAGCCGGCAAGATGATCGGCGCGAATGTCTACCTCCACCCCACGCTCAACAACACGGAAAACTACCGTAATGGCGAGTGGCATATCGTGATCGGCTGGGCCGGTTACAGCCCGAACGAGCACATGGTTTACCACCTGCGCGAAGACGAGGGCATTGTTGAATCCTTCTTGAACGAGGTGCTCTGATGGCTGGTCAAAATGTACGGATGATGCAACGGATTGTCATTGATGGCATTCCGGTGCAGCGTGAAATCACATCGTGGGAATCGACCCCACCAAAAGAAAAGACCGGTGAGCTCGGCGGCAGCTTTATCGGCGGCGACATCCGCACCGGCGTCGAGAAGATGGCGGCCAAGATCGTTGCCAAGGGGCTGACCCCATGGGTACTCAAGATGGTCGGCCGCAAGGCTGGCTCCCCAGTGACCGTCATCGTCAGCGAGTCGTGGGAGGATGAGGATGGTGTCGTGACTGCCATCCAAGAGTTCTGGACCGGTCGGATTGCCACCCGCGAACGCTCTGGTGGCGTGGTGGGCGAGTTGCCGGAAGACACCCTGAACCTCAGCCTGGATGAATCTCGCCGTCTGGTGAACGGGATCCAGGAGTGGCATGTCAGCCGCAAGGCATCCATCTGCGACTTGGGCGATGGTGATCTGCTGGCCCCGCATCGCCTCAACGTAGGCATGTTCTAACCCTCCATCAAGGTGGGGCCAGTGGCCCCACCTCAGTCTGCCCCATTGATAGCCCCGCCATGCGGGGCTTTTTTATTGCGAGAAAAACCATGATCAACGCCTACACCCGCACCCATACCCTGCGCTGGCCACTTACCGATCTGACCGCCGTCATCATTTCCACTATCTCCATCGGTCTGATGCGTGAACTGCGGGCCAAGTTCAAGATGGATAGCCGTGATGAAGCGGAGAAGGACAAACACGGTTTTGCTGTCGCTGTCTTCCTGGCCCATACCGGCCTGACCGAGGAGCAGCGCGGCGACCTTACCAAGCCCGATCTCAACTCGATCACGCAGCATGTTCATGAGCTTGCGATGAAGTCGAGCAGCGAGCTGGTGAACAACGCCGAGAAGGCAGAGGCCGATCAGTTCACCCTGTTGGTGCCGGTAGTTGACCCGATCAGCGGCAAGGATCCGGTCACCATGGTGACGATGCGCCCACCCACGGTTCGTCTGACCGACTCGGTGCGCGAGCTTGGTGAGTTCGACCAGGAGCGTGAGCTGGTTGCTACCTGTACTGACCTGATGCCTGCCACCGTGATGAAGCTGCATATGCCTGACTGGCTCGCCCTGCAGCGGAGACTGAACGATTTTTTGGAAGAAACGGCGGACTACTTTCCCCTGCAGACGTCGAACGCCTGATCGATGTAGTTCCGCTGGTCTACTCGGCATCGGAAGAGGAGATCAAGGGGTGGCGGGTGCCTGCTGCCCTGCGCCGTTATGAGTTGGCGCTGGCCAGGCTGGGAGTGAAGAAGCATGACTGACAAAAAGTATTCGGTGACGCTCTCGGCCAAAGAGAACCTGAGCGCGACCTTTGAATCGGCGGGTTCTGCCTCGGCCAGATTTCGCAAAGAGATCGACGAGACCAACAAGCAGCTCAAGCAGCTGGGTGATACCAGCAAGCGCTCGGCGGATCTGGGGTCACTGCGCAAGGAGATGGATGGCACCAAGGGGGCGCTTGCCGGCGCGAAGGAGGAAGCCGGCAAGGCGGCCACTGCCATCAAGAACCTGACCGAGCAGCAGAAGGGGTACAAGAAGGAGCTGCAGGCTGCCGAGCGCCAGTTGGAGAAGATGAAGGGCTTTGTCGGCCCGACTACGCCAGCCCAGCAGGAGGCCATTGCCGCCACCACCCGCAAGATAGCCGAGCTGAAAGCGGCCTATGCCGGTGCAGGCAAGGAGATCAAAGAGGCTGAAAAGGCGCAGAAGAGCGCGACCGGTGAAGCCAAGCGACTGACCGACACCTTGGGTAGCCAGGGCCGTCGCCTCGGCTCCTTGACCAATGACCTGAACAAGGCAGGGGTCAACACCAAGGCGCTCGGCGCCGAGCAGCTGCGCCTCAAACGCGATACCGATCTCGCCACGGCGGCAATGGAGCGGCAGCAGAAGCGGCTTGCCACCATCACAGATGCGCAGGCCAAGATGGCTGCCAACCGGCAGACCCGGGCCGATATCCCCGGAGAGCTGCTTGGGTTGGCGGCGGCTTCCGCCCCGGCCCTGTATGCTGCCAAGAAGGCGGTTGACTACGAGAGTGCCTTTGCTGGCGTGACCAAGGTCGTGACCTTCAAGGATGATGCCGAGAAGGCGGCAACCCGCTCCCGCATGATGGAGATGGCCGGTCAGCTTGGTGTTGATCAAGTCGGCATGACCAATATCGTGGCGGCGGCAGGTGAGGCCGGTATCGGCAAGCGGGCCGACGGCACCACGGATGCCAACGAGCTGCTGCGCTTTGCCGGTGATGCGTCGAAGATGTCGGTGGCCATGGACATGACTGCCGAAGAGGCGGGCACCACGCTGGCCAAGTGGCGTTCGGCGATGGGGATGGATCAGGATCAGGCGATGCGCCTGGCCGACTACTCCAATGCGATCTCAAACGAGATGGCGGCCAAGCCTGCCGAGGTGGCCCGCGTCATGCTGCGGCAGGGCGCTACCACCATGAAGGCCGGTTTTACCGACCGTCAAGCGGCCGCACTGGCGGCCTCGCTCATTGCCGGTGGCGAGGGTGAGGAAACCACCGCCACGGCCATGAAGAACATCACAGGTCGGCTCAACAAGTCCTTTGCCGCCACCAAGGCCCAGAAAGAGACGCTGGCCATGCTCGGCTTTGACCCCATGGTCTTGGCCAAGGACATGCAGCGCGATGCTGGCGGTACGTTGTTCAAGGTGCTTGGCAAGATCGGCACTCAGGACAAGGACAAGCAGGCCGCTGTGATCAGCCAGCTGTTCGGCGAGGAGGTGGTGGGCGCAGTCAGCAAGCTGACGGCTAACACCGACTTGCTGCGCAAGGCGATGAACCTGGCTGGTGATGAGGCAGCCTATGCCGGGTCGATGGAGGCCGAGTACCAGAACAAGGCCAAGACCCGCCAGGCGATGCTGGAGCGTGCTGGTGCCAACTTTGACCGACTGATCATCAACCTGGGCGATCTGTTCTTGCCGCTCATGGATGAAGTGGTGGAGCCGTTGTCTGCTATGGCTGCCTCTGGCGCCAAGCTGATGGAGACCTCCGAGGCGGCCAGAGAAACGGCTGGCTGGCTGGTCAAGGCTGGTGCGGCGCTCATTGGTTTGAAGGCAGGGATCATCGTCTTCAAAGGCGTGAAGTCTATTTTCAGCGACATGTTCCAGGCTGGCCGGATCATGAAGGCCAAGCTGGGCGGTGCGACCGACAAAACAGCCTCCTCTGCTAACCGTGCTGCTGCTGGGTTGGCGCGGGTAAACCGCCAGCTCGATATGATGGGTGGGGCCGGTGGCCCCAGTGGCGCACGTGGCCGAGCTGGCCGAGGTGGCAAGGCCCGATCCCGCCTTGGCAAGCTGCGTGAGGCAGAGGAGCGTATCGCTGGGGCTGGCCGCTCTCGCGGTCGCTTTGGCCGCTTTGGAAAAGGTGCGGGCCTGCTTGGTCTTGGTGCCGGTCTGATGATGATGCCAAAGGGCGCTGAAGCCTCTGAAATGGTCAAGGAGGTGGCCGATGTAGGTGGTGGTACGGCTGAGGTGCTGGCTGGTGCTGGCAAGACGGTTGGCCATGTGGCGGGCAAGGTAATTCGCCCCCTCGGCATGATCTCGGCAGGCAGTGAGCTGTATGGTGCTGCCATGACTGGCAACACGGCGGTCATGGGCGGCGCCACCGGTGACATTCTTGGTGGTGCGGCAGGTGGCTGGGCAGGTGCTGCTGCTGGTGCTGCCATTGGCTCTGTGGTGCCGGTGATTGGCACAGCGGTCGGGGCAGCCGTTGGGGGTGCGCTTGGCGCCTGGGGCGGCGGTGAGATTGGCAATGTCATCGGTGAGCAGATCGGCAAATGGTTTGCCACCGACAAGACGGCGCTGGCCAATGGGGCGGATCCAGTCAAGGAGGTGATCAAGCAGGAGACCAAGAAGACCGAGATCTCCAACAAGTTCGACCTGCGTTTTGATGTCCGGGCCAGTGGCGACCCTGAGCAGGACAACGCCCTTGTGGAGAAGATCAAGGCGCAGCTGTCGAGCTTCTTGCCGTCCCTGCTGACCAGCAGCCTCTCGCTGGATACGCGAACAGATGCCAGCCTGGCTGGATTGGGGAGTGATTGATGGCGTTTCCTACGCAACTATTGGCCAGCCTCGGGGCTGGCTTTCTTTTGAATCCGGCGCAAGCCAAACCGGACAAGCAGTTCAGCTGGGGCGGCTACAACTTCTCTATGTCTGGCGGCAATCCGCTACTCGGCATGACCCGCAGCTTTGATGGCGGCTGGGTAGAGATAGAACTGCTCAACGAGCTGCCGTTGCTCCAGCAGACAGGCCGCAAGCTGGACACCATCAGCTTTACCGGCCGTTGGTATTCAAGCGATGGGGAAGCGCAGATAGAGAAGCTGAGGCTTGCCCGCGATGAGTTCAAGCCGCGCACCCTGGTGCGTGGTGATGGCACCAGCTATGGCCAGTATGTTCTCAAGTCGTTTGAGGTGAAGGGGGAGCAGATGATCCACGACGGCACCTGTGTCGTGCAGGACATATCGATCAACCTGGTGGAGTTCGCTAACCCATCCCTTGGGAGTCAACGCCGATGAAAGTAAGAACCACTGACGGCGATACCGTCGGACTGCTGACATGGCGCCTGCTGGGGCGGGATGATGATGCCATCGAGGACGAGGTTTACCTGCTAAACCCACACTTGCACACCTATGGCCTGGTGCTGCCAGCCGGGGTGATGATCACCATGCCAGAGTTACCGCCCAGCGCACCGAAAGAGCGGGAGGGGGTATGGAGCTGAGACTTGGCACCACGCCGGTTCATTACTGCGAGGGACCTGGGAGCAAGATGATCAATGCCCGCCTCGAGTCATTCGACCGGGTGGATGCGGCAGGCCATCAGAGTGACCAGCTCACCCTGGTGGTGAACGTTGAGGGGGTAGATGGTATCCCGCAGACTGACCAGGTGCTGACATGGTTTGAGGGGTACGAGGAACTGGGGGCGGTTCGGATAGGGGATTTCAAGATCACCCGCATCACCCCGCGCCTGTTCCCGCGCCGTATCACTATCGTGGCCACCGCAGCCCCCTTCACCGGCAAGGATGAGACCGGATTCAAGGAGCGGCGAACTCGCAGCTGGGATGCGCCCACCCTCGGCGAGCTGTTCAGGGAGGTAGTGATATCCCACGACATGACCCCGCGAGTTGACCCGGAACTGGATGGCATCCCCCTCGGCCATATTGACCAGACAGACGAGACTGATGCGGCCTTTTTGACCAGGATTGCCAAGGAGCATGACGCGGTGGCCAAGCCGATGGACGGCATGTATGTGCTGGCTCTGCGCGGCAGAACCACCACAATCAGCGGCAAGGAGATGGAGCCTGTGATCCTGCGGGTACCGCCAGATAACCGCCCCGGCAACCAGCGCTTTGTGAACTGCGAGCTCGACATGCCACAACGCAAGAGCAGTGGAGGGGTGATCGCCCAGTGGCAGGATGATGCCACCGGCAAGGTGCATGAAGTGAAGTCTGGGGAGGCTCCCTATCGCAAGCTGCCCCATATGTATGTCAACGCCGAACATGCAACGCAGGCGCTCAAGGGGCAGAGCAGGAAGACTAAGCGGGAGAAACGGCGGATCACGTTGGACGTTCCAGGCGATCCGTATTTAGCCGCTGAGACGCCTATCACGCTCGACGAGTCGTTCCCCAATGGCATGGCTGGGGAGATGTCCATCGATCGCGTGGTGGCTCGCGGAAGTCGTTCTGGCGGGTATCGCATGACCATTGAGGCGACCACCCCGATCAAGAGCGAAAAGAAGCAGTAAAGCAAAGCCCCGGCCGATTGGCCGGGGCTTTTTTTTATTCCTGCCGCAAGTTGTTGGCGGCTTCGTTGATGGCGCCAAGGCCGCTGAGGAGGCTCATGGCTTGACCTCGTTGCTGGCTTATCAACAGCATGGCCAGCTTCTCCTCGGCGGTAAGCTGTCCTGCCAGATGCAGCTGGGCCATGGTGAGGTTGCTCATCATTTTAACCAGCTGCTCTGCAGCGGCTTCAATCTGTTGGAACTGCTGGGCTAATTCGGTTCTCATCGTCTACTCCTGGTCAGGTAGTGGCGGGCGGTCTTGCCTGCCGATGAGTTTAAGATACTATCGCGCGCGCGATATATCAAGCACCTTTTTCACCTGTGCCGCCAGATTCTTTCAACAGGCGCAGCCCCTTGATAATGGCCTCCGTTTTTCCACCATGGAGCGCCCCCATTTCATTGAGCAGATCAGTCACCTCCTGATCAAGCAGAACGCCGGGGAACCGTCCCGCTCCCGCTTTCTTCTCCTTATAGCGCCGATCCGCCGCCCGGTGCGCGTCTGTTCTTGATGACATCAACCATCCTCCATTATGCAATCGGGCTTTCATCCCACACCCAAGCCTCAAACTCCCTCAACTTTTTGTCCCATGCTTCAAGATCACTAATACCGGCATCGCAGGCATCCCCTACCTCGGCGCCGAACAGTTGCCTGATGGCCTTCAACTTTCCGATGGCCTCTTCCGCCATCGCCCTCTGCATAGCTATCCGTTCTTTTTGTTTCACAAACTCTTCCTCGATAAGAGGGGCCATCTCTGGCCCCAGCCTGTTTACTCTTCAAATGCCTCTTGGCGCTCACTGTCAACCAGCGCAGAGTGTAGGTTTTCCACTTCCTCCTGGTAGTCGTCATCCACCCCAAGGGAAGCCAGGACGGCGCCATCTTCCAGTGCATTGCGCACATCAGCCAGGGCGTCGCAAGACAGGGCATAGGAGCCGGTCACCTTCTCCGCTTTCAGGTCATCCAGCAGATCCTTGATGTCGCTGGTGATGGTGAAGCCAGCAGGGGCAGAAGCGGAAACAGTAATCAAGCCATTCACGAATATATACATGTCGGTATCTCCTTGTTGAACCGGCTACCTGTTCGGTAGCTAAGGGGGCCATCCCCGTGTCGATGAACTAAATATAATATCGCGCGCGCGATATATCAAGCCTTTTTTTGATGCAAAAAAATGGGGCGCAGGCCCCATTGGTTCAGCTTCTATTTTCACATTCCAGAGGGCTGTGTCGATGTTGATTTTTCCTTCCAAAAAATCCAGCCACCAAGGCGGCATGCCCCCCAGAAAAGCCAGGCGATGATTGGCTTCCCTTGCGCTATAAGGCACTCCCTTAGCCTCTTGTCAGCCTGTGACCTGGTTACTGTTCCCTTTATTCCGTAGTCCCTGTCGTGCTGATGACAGCATGTATTTGTTTCAGGCTTCACGTTGCGAAGGCCCGTGCAGTATTTGCGGCTCATATCCGCAGGCCTCCCCTGAACGCATCCACGATAGCCTGCAGGGTGTCTGCTTCATGCTGGGCATCATGGAGAGCATGGTGCTGGGTGCCAGCAAATGCCCCGGCATATTTCGGGTCGATGCCGAGCAGCAAGCGGCCCATCCAGACCATGGTTCGCAGGCTCTGGTTAGCGCGGAACTGCCATGGAAGGGGCATACCGTGTGACTCGTAGGCATGGGCCATGATGGCGTTGTCGAACTCCGGCCCGTTGCCCATCACCTGCACATAGCTGCCCGGCTTGCAGTGGGCTTTGACCATGGCGATGAACTCGGCCAAGCTGGCCAGCGCAGTTGGCAGGTCGCCACGCGGCAGGTCAGGGTCGAACATTTCACGCCATGCTGCAGGGTTGCTGCTGGCCATGCCATCCCACCACTCGGTCACATCCTCATGGATCTCACGGCCTGGCTGTTCGAGCTCAAGGTTTATCCGGGTGTAGAACTGGCCGAGATCTTTCTTGCTCATCACGTTGCGGGCCACTGCGCCAATGGTGCCGATGACCGCTCTCTCTCCTCGGCCAAGGGTCTCGGTGTCTATTACGATAACGATGGGGGAGAACTCCACCTTGTTGTCTTGGGTCACGTCAGATCCTCCGCAGTGACGGTGTATTCCTTGTCCTCGGATATGAGATAGAACCCGGTCGGGTTGTGCTTTTTCATCCATGCGGTCAAGAAAGCATCCAGCTCATCGAGTGCCTCCTCTGCATACTCCCAGGACTCTGCATACTGACCGATATCATCAGAAACCCTCTCCTGAATCTGCTCCGCTACGAAGTCAGCGTCGATGGTCTTCATCCCGTCATATGGTAGCTTCTCACCGAAATAGACCACATCCCCCTCTCGGATATCTTCGTTGTCGATCAACTCTTCAAGCGAGTCGTATTGAGCACCATCAAAGTCGGCATACCGGCTCCATGATAATTCCGGTTCATCTTTAAGCATGACCTGCAGCCATTCTGGTGCGGAATCGGTGAGGTTTTTCCCGTCGAAAACACAAATGGCAAAGTGGCGCTGGCACTCTGGTTCTGGATGGGCTTGGTTCATCATCAGCACCATGTCCATGCGCTGGCCATCAGGGCCAGTCTGCAACCAGCCAGCCAGCAGGCCCCGCGCTTCGAGTTGGCCGGCAATGGCCTTGGCTGTTTCGGTTGTGTTGTTCATATAAGCTCCTTTATCAGTGGGGCCAGTGGCCCCACTGGTTGGTTATGCGTGTACGCCAATTTCCTGAATCAGTTTTTCTTCGTCCCACACCTCGATCTCAAGGCGTTCGGCGTCTTTGAGTTTTGAACCAGCGTTGCTCCCAGCCACCACCACATGGGTTCGTGATGAGACAGATACGGCGACCTTCGCGCCGAGCATCCGCAGCGCTTCCTCAGCCGCTTGGCGGGTCATGGTTGATAGCGTCCCGGTCAGCACAAAGACCTTGCCGGAAAATGGCTGCTCTGCTGTCTCTTTTCTCTCTATGGCTGGCCACTGAATACCTGCTGCCAGCAAGGCGTCGATCACCTCATTGCTGTGTGGTTGGCGCATGAATGAGTAGATGTGGGTCGCCACGGTGGCCCCTACATCGGTGACTTCGAGCAGCTGTTCGACAGAGGCGCCCCGGATGGCATCAAGACTGAGAAAGTGGTTTGCCAGGTTGATGGCGGTTGCTTCCCCCACCTCGCGGATACCCAGGGCGAACAGGAAGCGCGGCAAGGTGGTGTTGCGTGACCTGGCGATGGCGGCCATCACCTTCAGCGCAGACTGTTTGCCCATCCGGTCGAGCTCTGCGACCTCACCTGCACGGAGGTTGAACAGGTCGGCGGGTGTGCGGATCATAGAGCGGTCAACCAGTTGTTCGACCAGCTTGTCTCCCAGCCCGTCTACATTCATGGCCTTGCGAGAGGCAAAGTGCTTGATGGCTTCTTTGCGTTGAGCCTCACATAGCAACCCGCCAGTGCATCGGGCGACGGCCTCTCCCTCAGCCCGTTCTATGGTGGATGCGCATACCGGGCACTGGTCAGGGAATGCCACTGGCACCCCAGCTGCAGGCCGCAGATCCTTCACCACTGACACCACTTGCGGGATCACGTCGGCTGCCCGCCGAACTATGACGGTATCGCCGATCATCAGATCCAGTCTGGCGATCTCGTCGGCATTGTGTAGCGTGGAGCTGGAGACAGTGACCCCACCGACAAAGACGGGTTTGAGTTTTGCCACCGGGGTGATGGCGCCGGTTCTGCCGACTTGGAAATCAACGCCCTCGAGCAGGGTCATCTCTTCCTGCGCTGGGAACTTGTGGGCGATTGCCCAGCGTGGAGCACGGGAGACGAAGCCAAGCTCTTGCTGCAGGTGAATCGCGTCAACCTTGTAGACCACTCCGTCGATCTCGTAGGGGAGTTCAGCACGGCGTGACAGAATGTCGTTATAAAAGCCCAGGCATCCCTCGGCCTCGACTTTCAGCATGACTTCTGGATTGACCGGCAATCCCCATGCTTTTAACTGAGCGAGTCGTTCTGAGTGAAAATTTGCCATCATCTCGCCGCCTTCCCCTATGCCGTAGGCATAGAAGGAGAGAGGTCTGCTGGCGGTTATACGAGAGTCCAGCTGGCGCAGGCTGCCTGCCGCTGCGTTGCGTGGGTTGACGAATACCTTCTCGCCCGCCACCCTCGCTTTGGCATTCATCGCCTCGAACCCGGCTTTTGGCATGAACACCTCGCCGCGAACCTCCAGCAGGCGCGGCCATCCCTCTCCACGCAGCGTCAAGGGAATGGCCTTGATGGTGCGCACGTTCTCGGTGACATCTTCCCCGGTAGCTCCATCACCCCGTGTGGCCGCCTGCACCAGCATGCCTCTGACATAGATCAGGCTTACAGCCAGCCCGTCTATCTTTGGCTCACAGCAGATGCTGCCAGGGAGCCAGCTCTTGCAGGTGCGCAGCTCCCACGCCCGCAGATCTTCGGCGCTGAACACGTTATCCAGACTCAGCATGGGGATCCGGTGGCTAACCGGTTTGAATACGGCCAGTGGTTGGCCCCCCACCCGAACGCTCGGCGAGGTAGTTGTTTTCAACTCGGGATGACAGGCTTCAATAGCCGTCAGCTCGATCATCATCCGATCGTATTCGGCGTCCGGGATCTCCGGCTTGTCGAGGACGTAATACTGGTGATTGGCTTCTTCAATCTTGGCGCAAAGCACCTGGTGTCGGTCTCGCATGTTTACTCCTGGTCGTTGTTAAACAGCGATGGTTGAGATGTAGATGATGAGCAACACCAGCGCGGTGCCGATGCCGTATTTGCGTTCAGCTGTCATGCTGTCACCCCCTCAATGATGGCGACCCGTCCGGTCACCAGTTTTTCAATGCGGGCAGCATGGCGCTGCCCCTTCAGCCAAATGCCTTTCACTTGCACGTACCCTTGCTCTTTCAGCCACGCCTTGGCTATGCCCTTGCTGCCGACCTTGAGCTTGTTGGTTTGGGCGATCATTTTTTCCCTCCATCACGGGTCTTCATCCGCAGGCGCTTGGTCTGCTCCATGCTTGCCATCAGTTTTTTGGTGTAGTCGCCGGTACCGGCAAGCCCGGTGTCGTGGACCCGGTCGTGGTTGAAGTCATAGCGACGACGGACGTCTTCATTCATGGGACACCCCTGCCATGTAGGCTGGCTGTGTGGGGTCAAAGAGGGATATGCGGGGATGTGGTGGTTGTTGATTCATCATGGTGTCTCCTGGTTGGTTAGACACCATGAATATAAACTATAGTATAACTAAAAGTAAACTGTAGTTTAGTTTTCTGGTTGTGCTGCCTCCTCAAGTGCGGCTTTCACCTGCTTCAATATGGCCAGCATGCCATCAACCAGTTTGTCGTCGAGCACCAAGCCTGGATTCAGTGCGTTTTCGAGCACAGACAGCAGCCCAATGGATGTGCTTTTGTTTTTCATAAACCCTTAATTATCCCGTTCTTTATTGTGGTCGGGCCAGATGTTAAGGGGAGTTGTCGTGCAAAAATATGGGGCATCAGCTATAAAATTCAGTAAACGATAGAACCTGTAATAAATTACAGGCAGAAGCACGGGCATTTGTGACGGAGATCAACAAATGTCGTCTCGTAAAAAAGCCTATCTGACACCAGCTGCCCGTGACTATGTGCTGGCTGCCAAGCATCGACTAAAGCTGATCTTAAAAGAGCGGGACATGACCCATGCGACGCTCGCCTCTATCACAGGGATCCCGGCCAGCACTATCTCCCATTGGTTGAACATCAACCGGCAAGACTTCCTTGGCCTGGGTGATGCCGTGATGGTTTGCGATGCCCTCGGGATCCACATTCGAGACATCCTGCCAGAGGCTCCCTGGCGCCATCAGTCACAGGAACGGTATGCAGTGCTCTCTTTTTTTCTGGAAATGCCTCTGGCCCATGCTTCGTGGCTGATCCTTGTGTATAAAGGGGCGGTCAAACTCTTCGGTAAGTAGCATGGACATCAAACGGGTTATCGATAAATTCAGCGTGGTCACCACGGAAGGTGAGCTGACCAGAGCCTTGGCATCCTTTTCCTCGGCCATGGGGTTCCATCAGTTCAGGTTGGCCCTAATCATTCCGCAAAGCCTGCAGCGTCCTATTGCTGTGATCTTCTCCCATTGCTCTGAGGAGTGGGTCGCTCAGTACACCAAGGAGAACATGCTGCAGCGCGACCCGATCATCCATATGGCCATGCGCCAGACCCTGCCTATCTTCTGGCAGACCAGCATCATCAGGACGCCTGATCTCCCGCTGGGCGCGATGGAGGTGATGGAACGAGCGAGCGAGTATGGCCTGCGCAATGGGGTGTCGTTCCCGCTGCGTGGTGCTGGCGGGGAAGCGGGGATCCTGTCTTTTATCACCAATGATTACGGGTCTGGCCACCTGCTGGAAACCAGCCCGTTATTACGCCTGGTGGCAGACTACATCCTGGACGCGGCCATCCGAGTGGTCAGCAAGCGGGGTCAGGATAGGTCGCTGACTAAACGGGAGGTGGAGTGCCTGTTCTGGGCCAGCGAAGGGAAGACGGCCGCAGAGATAGGGGCCATTCTGGGGATCGTTCCGAGAACGGTGACCTATTACATTCAGGAGGCCGTGACCAAGACCAACTCGGTCAACCGGGATCAGGCTATAGCCAAAGCAGCCATGGGCGGCTTGTTGCTCCCGAACCTGGAGCTGGTCAGAGTAGAGGATTATCTGTAAGTGGGGCCAGTGGCCCCACCCTCACTCGCCGGCTTCAGTCAGCCGCAGGGCAGCCTCCTCGATGAGGGCCAGCAGGACAGCCCCCACTCCTTCCTCGGCCTTGGCTGTGTCGAGCAGCTGCTGCGCCAGCTCATGGTTTGACAGGGCGATCAGGCTGCCTTCCGGCAAGCCACCTACATGGTCGACGTCGATGATGGGCATGGCGGTTACTCCTGGTGGCAATGGTTTGATCATAGGCAAAGAAAAGCCCCGCATTGCGGGGCTTGGTGGTGTTCGGGCCGATAATTATGCGAACTCGATTAGGTCAAAACCAATCTGCAAGTTATCAATTCTTTTCAGGATGATGCCCGCCTCTTGGAAACTGGGGAACCCCTCAACCCCCTTGTCTTTGCTCCAGTCAAACTGGTCCATCACCCATCCCTCATTCTTGAAGTTGTTGAATGCAGCAAGAGCAAAGCACTCGGCGGCATACAGCTTGAGTGCGGCCTTAACAACAGATCCACCGCATTCATCCACCCGGCGCTTTTCATTCGACCAGAATGAGTTGATCTCGGTGGCTACTTCTTCAGTGAACTTCTCGTCATCGACTTCAAAAACCAGATCGAGGTAGATGTCATCCTGGTCAATCTTGAGCTCGAATTTATTTTTGGCCATCTTGATCACCATCTTCTTGGTTGTTGGATTTGGCTTCTACCTGCCGCTGGATTGCAGCCATCATAAATACCTTGCCGTCACGAATCTCGACTGGCCCCATGCAATGGGAATGCTGGTTTGTGAGAGCAGACTCCATAGGGTGCGTCAGCAGAACAAGGCGGCCTAACAGATCAGCCAGCACATCAAAGTCACCAAACTGTTCATCGACAAACTCCATAACATCGTCCCAGATGTCGTCAGGACCGTCCTCGTTGAACTTGTCAGGGAATGCAGCAACCATGAGTTCGTACACTTCAAGGTCGGTTGCTGGCTTCGGATTAAATGCGATCATAAAAATGTTCCTCGTGCTTATCGTTGCTGGTTGATTTGGTTGTAACAGAGCTTGGCCACGGCCTCGCCGAGGTATTCAGGCATCCTCGCCAGCATGGCCAGCGCCTGGTCGGCAGGCAGGTTGGGGATGTCGATTAGACGAACGCCCTTGCTTGGGGTATGATTGGCTTTCATATTTACTCCTGGTCGAGTTGATGTGGTGACCCCCTGTTAGCGCAGGGGGTTTTTGCTTTCTAGGGCTGCCAGCAGGACAGCTCCAGCTCTTCAATGCAGCGCTTAACGATGGCGCGGACTTCCCTGATATTGAGCAGCACCTTGGGGTTGGTCTCGCCCCGGAAGCGTTCCTCGGCCAGCTCTTCGACCGTTTCTATCTCTTCCTCGCTGGCGCCCCGCACCTGCAGCTCCTCTTTGAATTCGCCGATGGCCTTGCGGTACTTCCCCCACGCCATCTCAACTAATTCGCGGTTGTCTTTTTCTCCAAGCAGAGCCTGGAAGGCGGGGCCGTATTCCAGGCTCAACAGGTCGAGCTGAGCGTGACCATCGCCATCCTGTTCGGCCTTGGCCGCATCAAGTGGCAGCTGGAATTCGCCAGCAATCAACCTGGTCACATAGTCGACCACCTTCTGATCCACATCGTTGATGACGATGCTGGCCTTCTTGCCGGCATGAGTCAGCTTGATGCGCCCGCTCCCCCAGCTCTTCACTACCTTGGCCGGCTTGGCCTTGCCCTCTTTGTCGCCACCCACTCGCAGCGCCTTGAAGGCAGCGGCGGTCTGGTCAGCGTCCCACTCTTCGCCCTTCTCTACCTCACCAGCCACAAAGCGGCCAGCAAGCGCAAGCCAGGCTTCCCTCAGCTCATCCGCCCCTGCTGCCCACAGGTTGCCAAGGTCTTCACCGGCCCGCGCACTGAGGTCGTTAGGGCAGTCGAAGGCCGCAATAATTTCGACTGGCAGAAGGTAGGTGGCGATGCAGCGACTAATGTCGCGACGACTCACCTTCTCACCGACGTCAGCCAGGTACATCTCGGCTTTACGCAGGCTGCCACAGCGGTCCACCAGCTTCTTGTAACGGCGGCCACGTTCCCATGGACTTGGCTGGAGGTGGTAGTTACTGACCCGGTCGAGGGCCATCACCTCTTCATCTGTGAGCTCGCCCACCAGCACTGGCAGATCAACACCTGCATGGATGGCGCTGGCGCGGCGTCGGCTGCCCTTGGCAATCTCCAGCACGCCGTTCACATCGCGGGCCATGACCGGCTCTGATACGCCGTACTGGCGCACGGATGGCAGAATGTCTGAGAGTGCCCGTTCGGTCAGGAGGTGCTGGTCGCGCTCGTTGAGCGGGCTGACCATGGTCTTCTTCTCGACATGCTCTGCAGGGATGATGACTAGCTTGAACGGCTTGGTTCCGCCGTTCGGCATCGGCATATCGACGGTGCCCGCCTTGATGCTGTTGAGCTGCACTCTGGTGCGGACTTGGCCTACGCCAACCGCTGCTCCTGGTAATGCCTCTGTCTGCGTAACAGGGGCTACTATCGGTGCTCCTTTCATGGTTTAACCTCCCACTTTGACGGCCACTTCTTCCAAATCAGCGAGTGCAGGATCTCGTTGAACACCCCCTGGTACACCCCAAGCCCACGGCGCCAGGCGCTGATGGTGCTGCGGTGTTCCTGGTCCTGTTCAAACATGGTCATCATCCGCAGCTGCCCCTTGCCTACTTCATCGGTGATGGCAATCCCCCCGCTCAGCACCAAGCCGCCGAGCTGGTTACGGATCTGCTCTTCCATCCACCGGCTGCTCGACCCGGGGTTGCCGAGTTTGGTCAGCAGCACCTTGAGGGTTGGCTCGAACCCGCCGAGATCCAGATTCCGCAGCACATCGCGTACTGCAGTGAAATACTGGACGCTGCTCATGTAGTCGTTGAGCTCTGCACTGGTGGCCACCAGGATGATGTCTGACGCGCAGATCTGGTTGATGGTGCCAAGGCCAAGGTCAGGGTGGCCATCGATCAGCACCACATCGTAGTTGTCCATGATGGTTTCGATCCCGGCCCGCAGCATCATGTGTTCAGCCACCGGCAGCACTGCACCAGGCATCTGCTGCTCGAGCACCTGCATAGCCAGGCAGGAGGGGATGATCTCAAGGTTTGGCCACGCCGTCGGCTTCACGGCGTAGGAGAGGTCATCACGCTGGCCCAGCATCCATGGCAGCACGGTGTCATCGCCTGTGACATGGAGGTCTGGGATGTAGCCGAAGTACATCGAGGCGTGGGCCTGCTGGTCGATGTCGATGAGCAGAACGCGATAGCCAGCCATCGAGAGCCACTGCGCCAGGTGGACATTGGTGGCGGTCTTGAAGCACCCGCCCTTGTTGCCGTCGATAGAGACGACGACCGCGTCCTCTCCCTCGGCCCGCCATGGATGTTTCTTGAATACGGTACGCATGCTGTCGATCTGGTTGATGGTGTAGCCAGCACGGCGTGGCGCCTTGGCTCGGCCTTTTGACTCCAACATATCAGGCGCTGGCAACCGGCCATCTTCCTCAGCCTTGTCGATGGCGGTCTTGCTGACCCCGATCATCTCTGCGGCCTCACCGATACCAAAGCGGCGGTTTATAGTCCGTGATTCCGGTGAGTCACCACCGAACTGACCCATGGCGACGCCCTTCACCAGCGCCGTTGACTTCATTACTGCCTCATCTAGCAGAGCTATCAGGCTCATACACCCTCCGGTCGTTATCCCGCTGTTTTGCGGTTTTCATTATTAACGCATGGTTTCCATTTAAATGCAAACATGACAATCAAAATGCAAACCTGAATTTAGTTTGATATGTGAGCTATAGCACACTTGTTCAGGCTGCCAGGGCGCAGTTGATGACATGACTAAACGTCGTTTCCGGTTCGCATATCTTTGTTTTTAATGGACAAATAGGGTTAAAGGACGAACTGCATGAAGCGCTTAAGAACAACTGAACGCAGCAAATAACGAGCTGGCTACTGATTCAAGGCCATATCTAATGGCGCGCATGAAGGTAGAGGAAGCAAAGCTACACGCCCCGCAATAAGTGAACTCGCCATGATGATGATAAACAGCGCAACCGCACCACCACAGAGGCATGGCATCAAGTGAACCACAACAAGATAACTGCACCCCCACCAAAGTTGCAAGTGTACCACATATCTAGCTAGATATGTGGTACAC